GAATCTCAAGCACCAACAAGTTATGGCATGTGGCCCCAGCCTCCAGAAATAGGAACAAATGTTGTTGTAGCATACACAAGCAGTCAAGAACAAGGTATTGTAATTGGTTCTCTTATAGCAAAAGATAGAAATGCTATGATGGGCGGTAAGGCTGGTCATGATGTTTACAAACTTGGAACTAGCTCAGGCCCAGCAGGTATGACTAATACAGAAATGGCTAGAGCAAAGATTGCAGGGCTCGGGCCAGCAGTTGAGAAAAACCCAACAGATAAAAATGATGGAACTACTAAACCAGTAGACGAGTACACAATGTCAGTATTAAATCAACAAGGACTAAGTGTTGACTATGTAAGGGGACTCAGCCAAAGTAGTGCAAGAAGAGAGTCGCCTAGTAAAGTTTTTGGTATTACAACACGACAAGGACATGTCCTTACAATGGACGATGGTGATGCTAATGGCGTCAGTAACAATATTAGATTGAGAACCAAAGGCGGTGCTCAAATATTAATGGACGACAGTAATGGTTTTGTTTTTATTATAAACAAATCAGGTGATGCTTGGGTTGAGATGGACCTTGTAGGACACATAGATGTTTACAGCAAAAGCGGAGTTAGTATTCATACAGAAGGCGATTACAATGTACACGCAAAAGGTAATATTAATATGCAGGCCGAAATGGGCGTTAATATAAAAAGCTCAGGTAGTGATGGAATAAAATTAGAAACAAGTGTAGGCAGTATGGATATATACAGTGCAGTAGATATTAATATACAAGCAGATGCAAACTATAATTTACTTGTAGCAGGCAATCAGATTATCAAAGGTGCTAGAATAGATATGAACGGCCCTGACCCAGATCCAGCAACAAAAACTACAGTACAAAATCAAATAGCAAATGAGAATGTTAAAACGAGTGTAGCAAGTAGAGTACCAGAACATCATCCATGGAAAGGTGTTAGTGGAGTAGAAGAAGGATTTAACAAATCAAAAGGGAATTCATCATAATGGCAACTGTTTACTTACAACCAACAGTTGATAATAAAAATCTAATAGATTATGGATTGTTTACAACTATTAACAGCACAGCGGTTAACACGCTAATAAATTTATCTGAACATGAAGCAAGTGATAAACTAATTAATCTTAAACTCAGACATACTAAATGGCTTGGCTATTCTAAAAATTCTGTTATAGGCTACAATGGAACTACTGGATTAACTGGCACAGGCCTTACTGAAGCTGAGGCATATACAAATTGGATAGAAGAATTTAAAGATAAAGAACGAAGATTTAAAAAACTATTTCCATTAAACACATTATCACAATCACAATATGATGCTATGTTAAGTTTATATGTAGATACAGGATCATTTAGCCATGTGGGAACAGGTGATAGAAAATTCAAGTTATTAGATTTTATCTCAGATAAAAAATGGGACCATGTAGCCACAGCATTAACACTTAGTGGTTTGGATAGAATTACTAGGCAATCAGAAGCAAAAATATTAATCCTTGGTGACTATGGAACATATAAAGATAGATCTCTTATTAAAGAAAATGGCATACAAACCCTTGTAAAAGAATATAGTACTGGCCAATTAAATGATGATCAAAAGAAACAAGCAGAATATGTTTACTATGCAGAAACAAAACGATTCTTACCAAATATGATTGAAAGTAGGAAAAGACTCCTGGCAAAACTACTAACTTAACTCATTCATAAACTACGTAGTTAATAATTCGCATAAATAGTTGTATGAGCAATATATTTGGGTACACAACATTAAATCAACCTTACACAAGTAAGAGTCTGACTGGCTTAGATTTAGCCAAGCAGGACCTGTTAAATCATTTTAAAATCCGTAAAGGAGAGAAATGGACAGACCCTACATTCGGGTGCGACTTGGAATTATACGTCTTTGAACCACTAGATCAATCAACAATAGATTCTATTAATGAAGAAGTATATAATGTAGTATCATACGATCCTAGATTTGAAGTATCAGATTCAAATATAAAAGTTAATCAAGATGCACATTCGGTCACAGTTAACGTAAAGCTCACTTACTTACCAACAACAACTGCAACAGAGTTGCAGATTAAATTCGATCGAGAGTTCGAACATAACGCAGAGTTTTAATTATGGCACAGAAATCAAGACAAAATAAACTATTCGCGGCAGAAGACTTTACAGTAATATATGAATCGTATATTAATGCTAACTTTCAAGCATTTGACTATGACACAATACGTACTGCAATGGTTGACTATGTACGCAATAATTATCCAGAAAACTACAATGACTGGGTAGAATCAGCTGAATTTGTTTCACTACTAGATGTAGTTGCACAATTTGGTCACAACTTAGCATATCGAGTAGATATGAATGCTAGGAACAATTTTTTAAGTACAGCAGAACGACAGGAATCAGTTTACAAATTAGCAGAATTTTTAGGATATCAACCAAGACGTAATGTGCCAGCGTACGGTGAGATGAAAGTAGTAAGTGTTAAAACAAATGAAAATGTTATTGGAAGTGCAGGTACGAGCTTAGGTGGAACTGATATTAAATATGAAGTTTCAAACAATGTAAGTAACTTAGATGATTTTATTACTGTAGTTAATTCAGTTATGCAAAACAGTAATCAATATGGTAGTCCAAAAAAATCAGTAGTAATTAATAATATAAAAACAGAATTTTACGATCTCAACAATACCCCTAATCAAATTAAATTTGATGTACAAGGCGTAGTGTCTGGAACACAATCCACATTTAATGTTATAAGCAGCGACTATGATAATAATACTAAAGTATTTGCAGAAAAATCTCCAAACCCAGTAGGAAGTTTTGGAATATATTTTAAAAATGATGGTAAAGGTATAAACAGTGTTAATACTGGATTCTTTTTTGGTGTTAAACAAGGAACTTTACAATACAATGATTTTAGTATAGATACTCCTATTGACAATGCATCATATGATATTACAAATACAAATGTAAACAATTCAGATGTATGGGTACAAAATATTAACAGTACAGGTAATGTTGTTAAAGAATGGACAAAAGTATTAGATGTTAATAGTAATGTAATTTATAATAACTTAGCAACAGGCGAGAGAAATGTCTTTAGTGTTAAGACTAGAACAGACAACAAAATATCAGTTGTATTTCCTGATCGTGTGTTTGGTAACATTCCAAAAGACACTATTAGAGTATGGTATAGAACAAGTGCTAATAGTACATATATTTTGAGACCAGATGATATAACAAATAAAAGAATACAGATGAATTATACAGGAGTAGATGGTAATACGTATACTGCGGTATTTACGATACAACTCAAGCAATCAGTTTCAACTGCAAGTTCAAATGAAACTATAGATGAGATAAAAGAAAACGCACCAAGGAACTATGCTAGTCAAGACAGAATGATTACTGCACAAGACTACAATACTATGTTAGGAAGCACTAACGGAGGTATTGTAAAAGTTAAAAGTATTAACAGAACATTTAGCGGACACAGTAGATATTCTAAATTTAATGACCCTACTGGTACATACAGTAATTTATATATGGCAGGTGACGATGCAACACTATCCTCAGTCGATAGGTTAGTATCGTCTTCATCTTCGGCAACTGAGAGTGCAAACTTAATATACAAAAAATATGTCAAGAATATATTAGACAATGATGAATTTATAAATTTATATTATACAAGATTTAAAAATTCATTTATTACCTTAGCATGTACGTCTGGACACTTTGATGGCACAACCCACACAGACACTACTAAAGTTGTACAACCGACTTCCATTTACACATGGAATGCTAGTAATACAACTGCTAGTGGTATTTTAAATGGTTGGATTACAGATTATAATAATGCCTATACAAGAGTTGGTAGTACAGTATCTAACTATATGCAATACATTACACCTGGTGCATTAATTAAATTTGCTCCACCAGCAGTTACAGCAGGATTGTTTACTATTGGAATAAAATGGAGAATTAAAACAGTCGGCACAACAGATTTTACTTTAATAGGCGCCGCTAATAATAACATTGGTACAATCTTTACAGCAACAGGTGCTGGAGCAGGTAATGGAACAGCAACATTAACAACATTTAAATGGGCAAAAGTAATTGATACTGCTGAACATGGACTTGGAATAGAAGGTACAGGAACATCTGCTGGACAGCCAACAGGTAAACGTACAGATGGTACAGGTGCTATTGTTTTAGATACTGCTATTGAAAGTGGCAGTACTATTGATCTTATATATCCAGCATTATCTAAAAAGTTTTCTATTAGAGAACAAGATACTATTATATGGCTTATAAAAGCAAATAAATCATTTAGTATAAAATATGATTATAAAACTAGAGATTGGAATATTGATAAATCGCCTCAGACATTTAGTACAAGTACTCTTTTTCCAGCTGATTTTGATTCTAGTGATACTAGTTGGCTAATTTATTTTAACTACTCAGGCACAGCATATGATATTCACTTAAGAACATTAAGATTTAACTTTACTAGTACTAAAGTAAAACTAGGAAATATCCAAAATGAATTAGAGATAGGAACTTATACTAAAAAAGCAAAACGAGATATTATTTCTATACTAGGCGTAGACACAGGAGCAATAGCCACAATAGGTTCTTACTATGTATATGGATTTGAAAATACTGATTCAGTTAATTACAAGTTATCATTAATAGACGGTAATGCTGATAGCAGGCCAGACAACCCTGAAATATTTGAAACTACTGTAGGTGATTATCCTACTGTTACTAAATCAAATATAAACTTTCAATGGGAACATATTGCTGCAGATAACCAGGTAGTTGATCCTAGCTTTACAAATATTATTGATGTATTTGCATTGTCAAAATCATATGATACAGAATATAAAAATTATTTAAAAGGTACAGTTATAACAGAACCATTGCCACCTACAAGTTATCAACTAGGAGCACAGTTCTTAAATCTTATAGACAAAAAAGCAATAAGTGATACTATTGTATACAAACCTGTTAAGTATAAACCATTGTTTGGTACACATGCTGAGCCACATTTAAGAGCAAGATTTAGAATTATTAAACTATTTGGTTCAAATATTACTGATACTGATTTAAAATCAAAAACAGTAGAATCTATAGATGAGTTTTTTAATTCAAGCAATTGGGATTTCGGTGAAACATTTTACTTTACAGAACTAGCGGCATATGTACATAAACAACTTGCCGGCGTATTAAGTAGTTTTGTTATTGTACCACAAGATGCAGGTAGTGTGTTTGGTGACATGTTTGAATACACACCTAACACTGATGAACTTATTATACCAAATGTAGATGTCAACGATATTGATATTATTACAAACATTACAGATGAAAATATTAAAGCAGGATCATAATAATGGGTAAGAAAAAAGCAGGACACAATCCGGTTAATAATATAAAAACTAGTAATTTTTTACCAGGTGTATTTCAAACCGAACTTAATAAAAATTGGTTAGATAGTACAGTTGATCAATTAGTTTCAAAAGGACCACTTGAAAACATTAATAGTTATATTGGAAGTAGAGATGGTAAAGTTGCTACAGCAATTGATAATTATCTAGAAACAAAAGAAACTAAAAATCAATTACAACCTGGAATTATTTCATATAACAAAGAAAAAGAAGTAACTAATGTAATTACATTCGACGATGTTGCTCATTCCATTAATGAAAACTTTAGCACATATAATTATAACGCGGCATACGCCTCAGGCAAATATAGTTTTAATCCACCCATTGACATAGATAAATTTTCTAATCACGTGGACTATCATTGGGTAGAAGAGTTGCCTGTATACGAAAGTGTATTAACAACAGGCAGTAATGTTAATCCAATAACAAATATACAAACTAATGGTAAGTCAACACTAACAGATGATAACAATACATTTATAATTGAAAATAATATGCTTATTAAGTTTACTGGTGCAAGTTGGCATGCAGATGTTTTAAACAAAACATATCTAGTAGCAGGCTCAGTAGGTAAACATAAACTATATGAATATATAGATGAGAATGATAAAAGAGTATACCAAAACGAAGTAAAGCATTCGGAAGACAATGACGGTGCATGGCACAACAATATTCTATTTAATGCAGAACCAAACAGCGACAGTGCTTATTGGAATGCTAGTGCAACACCACAAGATGTAGTAGATGCTTATAATATCGATACAAGTAAACTTCCTTTGTTTGATGGATTTAATTTCCCTCAAACAGATTCCAGCTCAACGTATCTTATTAATAACACGCTTGTAAAGTTTGCAGGTGCTTGGGTTGCAGGAACAGACACAACTAATATATTTTCAATAACAATTGATGCTACTACACGTAATGTTTCAATAACAGCAGCCACTGCGACAGAGATATTATCAGCTAATACAACATTATCACCTGATAATAACTTAATGTATGATAGTGGTTTACCAGTTGAACCATTAAAAGATTATATTGTTATTGCAAAAGATGATCCATTTCAAACTGCATGGAGTAGAGCAAACCATTGGGTTAACATCAGCACAATTAATAAACTTGTTGACCTAATACCCACTTACGATTTTACTGAAATAAAGAATATAAAAAGAAAAGCACTAAGACCTATTATAGAATATAATGCTGGTATAGATTTATGGGACCATGCAGAGTATATATCACACGCACATTTAGGTGCAGTTGATCATGGTGTTACTGCTGGCAACGCTCCAACAACAGTTGGTGAAACATATGTTTATATTGATAGCACTGATT